CGTCACTGAACTCTCGGGCCATTTCCTCAGGGCTCTCCGTCCTGACGATGGATACAACTCGGTCGATTTGGGCCTGTGCGAATACCGAGTCAAATGGGATCATCTGGGCGTGGAGTTCGCCGGTGTTTCGGTTTAGGGTGGTGAACAGGCATCCATTAAATAGCTCCATGTAAGCCATGTAGACCTGGGCCTGGACGTAGTAGACGTAGTTGGCCTTCATGATGCCGTCGTTGACGGCCTTGTTCCAGTTGGACGCGTTCAGCGCCTTATTCTCCCACAGCACGGGGTAGATTAGCCCCTCGATTGCCGGCCCCGCTACGACTGCTCCGTCGATATGGCCACGGAGGCGGCCATCCATTTCATAGAAGCCGAACTGCTTGCCGTCCTGCTGCTCGGTAACGAGATCAAAGCCACCGGTCTTGAGGTACTTGGCGACGCGCGCTTCACCATCATGGCCCATGTCAAAGATACGCAGGGTCTTGCCGAGGAAGCCACCGCCCTCATCCTCGGGGACGCCGTGGAATATGTAGGCTAACTGCCGCTTGCAGTCCTTGCCCCACAAAGACGCACCTAGGTAGTTGCGCTTAGGTTGGGCTTTATTGGCTGCGATCATGCCATCGTCGATGTGCTTGACGACGGCCTCGGAGAAGTGGTCTATGGACTCTGGTTTGAACATCATTTGCGTTTAATGGTTTTGAGGTGAAAATCGGTCACTGCGTCAAGAATGCGGGCTTCGTTGTATTTCCAGGTCATCATGCAGGAGGCCATGTATTTGGTGACGCCAAAGTTGATCCTTCCGCCTAGGTCTAGGCAGGCGAGTTGCTTGTCGGTTGCGGGCTCAGTGAGCCAGCGCTTGGTCTTCTTGCAAGCGTCCTTGTCGCCAAAGTTGCGGAGGAAGTCGTCGGCAGAGGAAAGCACTTCCATGCGCTCGTCCTGACCGCTTGCGGCGAGGATGCGGACCTTCGTGGATCCGTCGATGCGACCGAGGGCATACCATGTGCCCTTATAGCGGAGAACGCAGGCCCACGCGGTAATGCCATTGGCCATAACGACGGCTCCGTCGAAGATTTCCTGCCACTTGTAGGGGGAGGTGCTCAGCAGGTCGATTTCGGTCATCACGAAGGCCGAGAGCTTGTCCTTCTCCTCGCCCTCCGTCTTTTCGGAGATAAGGCACTTACCGCAAACAGGGCACTCTTTTGAGCCCAGGGGAACGGTAACGCCACACTCTGGGCACTCCCTGGTGGGGGCTATGCCGGTGGCTAAGTCCTCTTTATTGAGTTTAGAGTCTACCTCGATGGTGCCGTGCGCACGGACGGAGTAGCCGAAGTCTAGCACGATGCAGTCGCTCTTGATAACCCCAGGGTAACGCTCGGGGTCAACCTTGCGGAGCCCACGGCCGATCATCTGGATCATAGTGCTCTTAAAGGAGCACGGCCTTAGCAAGATGACGCAGGATACGTCTTGGCAGTCCCAGCCCTCGGTGAGCACGGCTACATTGACCAAAACGGTGAACCTGCTCTTGTCGAAGTCCTCGATTACGCTCTTACGGAGGCCGTCTGGCATGTCCCCATTGACCTCGTTGGCAAGGATACCGGCGGCGTTAAAGGCGGCCATGACGTCCTGAGAGTGGGCTACAGTGGAGCAGAAAACGACCGTTTTACGGCCGTCTGCCACCTTACGCCATTCCTCGATAACCCGGTCATTGACCACCTGGCTGTTCATAATGACCCCAGCCTCCTCCATGTTGAAGTCGTCCGTGGAGGTCTTGGCCTGCTTAAGTTTCTCCTCCAGGTCGCAGTCGATGACAAAGAAGCGTGGCTTAACAAGGAAGCCTGCGGCGATCAGTTCGCCGAGCTCGATTTTGTCGGCTACGTTACTGAAGACCTTGACGATGGCCTTTTTGTCGCCACGCTGAGGGGTGGCCGTTACCCCGAAAAGACGCACATTAGGGTTAATGGCGCGCGCGTGATTTATGATATCGGTATAAGACCGAGCGGCGACGTGGTGGGCTTCGTCGATAATAACCAAGTCCATGGCAGGCATCGTCGCCAAGTTATCTGGGCGGGAGAGCGTCTGGACCATGGTGAAAGTGGCCCCTTCCGACCAGCGCTTACGGGAAGCGGTGTATAGGTCGGTCGGGGTGTTCGGCGACACTCGCTCGAATGTAGCCCTGTTCTGGGATACGAGTTCGTCGCGGTGCTGCACGATTAGGATGCGTCCACCCATGGCTTTCGCCACTGCGGACAGCATTACGGTTTTGCCGGCACCGGTAGGTGCGATGCCGAGCGTGTTGCCATGTTCCTTGAGGTTGCCGACGCAAGCATCGACGAACTCAACCTGCCTAGGTCTTAGTTGCATAGTGAATGGGGGGCGTCCGCAGAGGCCATGAGCAAGCATGCGGATACGAGGACCGATTTCGGATTGGAACCGACGCCAACACGCCCAAGTCCTCTCGCCCTTCCACTGTGAAAGATCTCAACGACAGCATTGGACGCCCTGAATTGATTGTCAAATGCCATCGTTGGATCCTCGGATTAGTAAGGGTTGTTAGTCCCCTGGTTGGGCTTCTGGAGCCACGACGGAGCCGGTGCTCCTACCTTCGGTGCTTGAACCTGGGGCTTCTGCGCGCCAGGCACCTGGAACGCCTGGGTGCGGTCGGTGGTGGTGACAGGACCGCCGTGAAGCTTCTGCCAGCCATCGTAGCCATTGGACTCGGGGTTAGGGGTCAAGAAGTCTTGGACTTCGTTCTTGTCCTCGTAACCGTCCTTGCCCTTGGCAATCTTGATCTTCATGGCGACGTTCTTGCCGTCAAGAAGCATGAGCATCTCCTGGAAGGTAGCGCCGTTGTACTTGTCATACGAACCACGGTTTCCGACGACGAACAGGCCAGAGCCCTCGAATAAGCGTGTCAGGGAGGTGATGCCCATCTTCTTGCCGCCTTCGCTGTTGTTTTCATCGAGCGGGTTCATGATGACGGTCCAAATCTTGCGACCGGTGTATTCGCCATCGTTGATGGTCAGTTCGACTCGGCCGTATTCGCCGTTGGTCTTCTGGGAGCGCTTGATCTCCTTCACAGTGAGGACTGCGGAGGCGAGAGTGCCGTTGGGGATGAGAGAGAAAGAGCTGCTGCCCTTTCCGGACTCGGGTGAGAACATGTTGTGCATGGTTTTTTGGTTTGGTTTTTGGTTTTTAGGACTGCTTTTCGGGCAGAGTGGTGATGATATCCGTGTCGAGGCGCTTGCCTTCACGGATCTTCTTGATGAGTTGGCCGAGGTGCGGCGGCTCAATCAGTTCCAAGCGACCGGAGCGGTCCTTGGCTGGGTAGCCCCAGGGGTTTTGCTGTTGGCAGACAAGGGCACGATACTGCGTCTTGCCGTCGTCAGCGGTCATGTTCTGGAGGGTAACAAGTTGGTCAAAGATGCCACCGATTTCACGGCCGGTCTTGGAGCCCTCAATCTGAGGCACCCAGGTGACACGGCGGAGGTCGTCTTCATGGCGGTCGAGGATACCGACCACAATGACGGACTTGGAGGAGTGCTGGAGGTGGGTCAACCAGCGCATCATTTCACGGCCTAGCAGTCCGTAGGCACCTCGGGTGTCTGGCTTGCCGGTCTTCTCGGACAGGGCTTCTGGCTGGGTCTGGGACCACTTAAAGCACTCGCGCGACGCGACAGTGAGGGAGTCCACGAAGATGGAGTCGTACTTGTTGAGGTCCATGCCGGCGTCGGAGAACAGCTTGAAAACGTGCTGGTAGATAGCCGCAGAGTAGGGGCCCGATGCGTCTGACGGATCAGGACCGCCTACATAGAGGGCAAGGGTACGGGCGAGTTCCCATGGGTGACAGCCTACAGTGGCTGCGGCCTTGCGGACGTCAAAGACGTCGCCTGGCCAGTCCTGGATGGCGAGAGTGCCTGCCTCAAGGTCCACGAACAGGGTGCTGTCGGGGTCCATGGTGCGGGCGAGAGTCGTCTTGCCGACCCCAGAGGGGCCAAACAGGGCGATGTTGATTTTCGGTACGGCCTTCAGGCGGTCGTCTGCCTTGATGATTTTGAACATGTCGGTATTGGGTGAAAATTAGAGGGGAGGAAGAACAACAAGCTCTTACACGTCGCCGGCAACAAAACCCACTGTCATGAAAACAAGTGAGAAAAAACCGGTTAGACGCCCGTAAGGCTCCCCAAAGGGTTACTCTTGGGTAAAGACGATTTTAGGGGCGGAGAACTCGACAGTGCGGGCGGCCTTGATGGCTTCCAGCAGGGCGTCTTCGGTGATGGCCTTATAGGTGCGCTCGGGGACGGAGAACTCGATCTTAAAGACCTTCTCGATCTTATCCCAGGGCATGGTAGCGGCCACGGACTGAAGCTTCTTGGAGTCCCACTTGACCTTAGCCTTCATGGCATAGGTCATGCGGACGCCATCAAACTCACGGGTCGCTTCGCCGTCAACCTTGCCAAGAGCCTTAAGCTCCTCGACGAACGCAGGCTGGTAGCGGGTGAGGATTTCCTCGTTGATCGCATCCAAAATCTGCTTCTGGTAAACGATGGTTTGGCCAATATCCACGGCCATTTCCTTGAGTTCGTGGAGGGGCTTGTTGCTAAACGTAATAGGTATGATGCTCATGTCGGTTCTTGGGACGATGCCCAAGGTCTAGGCTTCGTCAAGCGTGTGTTGCACATTTATTTGCGTGTGCATGCAACCCGCTGGCAATCAACGCAATTTGAGCGCCCGATAGGCCAATCCGCCGACCACCATTATTGATCCAAACCCTACCGCCATGGATATATCCCTGGTGGCCATCAGCGCAAGGGTAGCCGAACTCAGCTGTGCCTCCGTGTTCTTGTCGTCAAAAACCACCCCTGAGGCCGTTATCAAGCCGGCCATGGCGTGGCTATCCTGGAACGCATTGAGCGTCTTCTGTATCAGATACGCGGTGGCCGCGGAGCAAAGGATTGAAACGGTGGCGGTGACGCCAATCGCAATCAACAAGTTGTCACTTACGCTTTGCGCCTTTGGCTGCTTTGACTTGGGCTTCGCCTTTCGCACGGATGTATTGTAGGACGAAATCGCATACCTCGGGCCCGGCGTAAGAGAGCGCCCCGACGGCTGCGAATTGAAGTCCGGTTGAGTGTATGTATTCCTTCACCACCATCGACGAGAAGAAGCCGACGACGCATGCTATCCCGATGCGCCTGGCCACATATCCGAATGACTGCTTGTTTTGATCCGCAAGGAGGCGAGCGGTCATGGCTCCAGCACCTAATGCGGCTGCGGTTGCGCCGTCCTTGACCAGTTGGTTGACCTGCTCTGGGTCGCTTGGAGGAGGAGGGCTCATTTGATTTTAAGGCACTTCTTCATCCACAGATACACTTTTCGTATCTGCTCCGGAGAGGTTGCTGAACTTTTGATGCTGTTGGCCAACTTGCTGATTATCGCTACGTTCCCTTTTACATAGCCACTGCTCGGCCTGAGTCTGTCCAAGCTCGGGGAACTGTATGTGGATTTCTTGTTCACGCCGCGCGTAAGCTTTATGCCCAGGACTGGACAGAAAACAGGAATGTCGAAGTCCTCCCGTTTCAGTGTGCACGGAACTCCGTAGAGCTTTGCGCGCTGCCTGGCGTTGCTGAGAATAGCGGCTTTGGGGTTCTTTAAGCGATACGCCTGTAGCCGATTCATCTGCGATAACCCTGTCTCCACAGTGCCTCCGTGATAATTGCGGACATGTGCCTGACCTTACGCTCTGAGGCTCGGAGGTCGCCGATATGGACGCACTCGTGTATGAGCGTGTCCATGCGCTCCCTTTCCGACCGGTGTTTCTTGTCGATAACGATTTTAAATAACTTTGCTCCGACATGGTATAGTTGCCCATCGTCTTTGTATTTCTTTAGGTCTGCTTCAACTATCTTGAACTTCTTTTTTGGTTTCATCTTCGTTGACGTTGTCGCGCACCTTATCGTAGGCCAACCACAGCAACAGGCCTGCAAGGACGGCTCCGGCGGAGCCAGCAATCCAAGCAAACCATGGACTCTCTATGACGTATGGAACCGCACCCGCAAACGCCCCAGCCAGGAGTAGCGGGGCGCCTTTTTTAACGCTAGCAAAGGCCATGGCGACACCGCCCAGGACGACTAAAGCCGCACCGGTGATGGTCCAAATCTTGCGATCAGACTCCTTCTCAATGCGAACCATGTCTTCCTTCAGCTTTACGTTCTCGCTCTTGAGGGCTTGGATTTCGATTGCGTTTTGCTTGGCCAGAACCTCGGCCTTCTCCCATTCGGAAGTCAGTTTGGACAGGAACTTGCGGGCATACTCCGTCTGATCGATGTAGGCCTTTTCATCGGCAGCAGCAGCCCGAGCCAGCGCAAAGGCCTTGTCGCCTTCGCTCGCCGGCGGTAAATAGGCCTTGGCTAACTTAGCCTCGGACCTAACGACCGCAGGTTTTTCGGCGTTGACCTCGATGGCAACCAGGGCACCGGCTACGCGGCCGTCTATCTTGTCCTGATCCTTTGCTATGTTGTCCAGGGCGTCCCCGCCCGCAGATGGGGTCGGGTCCACAGGGGGCGTGGTAGCGCAACCGACCAACAGCAGGATGGGAGCCCAAAGTTTCACTTCTGGAGTTCGCCTACGGCCTTTTTAGCCTTAGACTCAATATCTTGCGCGCGGGCGATATTGTTGCGGTACACGAGGATACCGGTGACGGCGCCAGCGACGTAGGATAGGGCCATGGATAGGATGGTAAGCATAGTAGTTTTGGGTTAAGTTTACTTTGGCTTGAAGTCGTCCGGGGTCAAGGCGCCCTTTGTCTTGTCCGGAACCATTTTGCCCGTTACTTGCGGGAAATTGGTGGCTTGCACGGCAACAGCCCCAAGAACTGGGCTTACGGCTGATGCGCCCGCAACTAAAGCGCCCTTTGCGATTGGAACGGTTGCCTTTGCCAAACTTCTCTTTGAGTTAGACATGTCCTTGCCTTCGACGACGGACTCTATTGCCGAGACTACCGATCGGCCTAGATTGACGACTGACTGGCCGGTAGGACCACCTGGGGCTTGCTCGCGCTTGAGGGTCTTCATGGCTGCTTCAAACTTAGGGCCTAAAAGACCGGCGTAGGATATGGCATTGAGCCACTTAAGGAACTCCGGGTCTTTCTTGCGCTTTTGCGAAGCTTCGGTTGGGTAAAGCAAGTCTTTGAGTTCCAGTAGTCCTCGATAAGCCAATATAGACAGAGCGCCTATAACGACAGGCCCTAACATTCTAAGGCGATCATAAAGGGAGTACCTTTTGCCCGGAGGGCTGAAGGTCACAGACCGCTTAATCGTGTCGTACAATCGGGTGTTTACTTCTGCGGCATAAGCGTAACTAAAGTTCATTAGTTGTAAGTAGGTCTTGCCAAGTTCGGTGTCCTGGAAGACCGGCTTGTGGGCTCGGTTGGTGCGGACGCTAGACTGCACGGAGAAGCGGATCATGGCTTCCTGGTGCAAAAGGGCCATTTCGTCCTTTGCCGTCATAGCGGCCATGCGCTCGTTGCTGTTCATCTTGGCCAATTCTTCGGACCAAGCAGCAAACTCGGCATGTTTGGATGGGGGTATACCAAGTTCATTCAGCTGGTCGGTCGCCGACTGCTTGGCATTAAGGCCAATCTTTGCCGTCCAGTGTGAGCCGCTGACCATCTCGGATATGCGAAGGATATAAGAGTATCCGATTGCATGCGAGGCTTGCTGTTTGGCCACCTCGGAGGCCTCCATTAGATTGGCCTTGTAGATGCGGTTGGTTAGCCAGCGGAAGCGTGGGTCCGCGTTGTCGGCGTCCATGTCGATCGAGTGCGTGGTCATCCATGCGTCCTCGAATGAGTTGTGGATGCTTCCAATCTCCTGGCCGTATTGAGTCCAGAACGTGTCGCCCATCTTTCTCTGCAGGGACGGAGAGAACGCTGCCAACTCACGCAGGAAGCGACCCCAGGTTTCAGCATAGGCTCGAAGCGTCGTCAAGGTGGCCCCAACTGGTCCGCCACCGGCTCTCATGCCCATTGTGATTGGCTCAACTAGGTTGTTGATGAAGCCCTTGCCCATGGCAGAAGCAGCAGTAAACAGCGTTATGGTATCGACGTAGCTTTGTGATGCCTTCCCTAGACTTCTAATTTCAACACCGGCAGCCTTCTTTACGAGATCCATCGTTTCCTCGATAATAGGGTATGGCACACCATCTTTCTCCATGTCCTTGGCGTATCCAGACCACTTCTTGCCGTCATGGCCAAAGCGCCTTACGACTTCGGTTCTCTTGGCCGCAGAGGATATGTACCTGGATACTACGCGGAACGGGTCATTGACCTGCCACTTGCGCATAATGGCCTGAGACTCTTTTCCGAACTTACGCTTTAGTAATGGGCTTTCGTCCATGCTCTTTCTGTCGCCAAATATGGAGTCAAAGCTCTCTGCAGCGCCACCACGGACGTGCATGTTGTAGAGTTCCTTGGCCTTTTCTTCGGCTATTTCGGCAAGGCTGTCCTTGACGGACTCTGGATCGACCGCAAGAAGGTCGTTAAGGGCATCTTCATCCATCTTTAGGAGCTTTGCCTTATCTGCGTCGCTTAACTTGCTGAGTTCTATTTCGTAAGCCTGTTTTGCGTCCTTGATAAATGCGGTTCGATTGTCGCCGATGCGAGGCGAGTCATAGACGGCAGGGAAGTA